ATCCATATCTATCTTTAGAAATATAATAAAAAGACTCCCCATTAACTTTCATTACTGTATAAGCTAATTCTGCAAGCTGAAATTTATCAATCTCATCTTTACTTTCAACATTTAATCTCATTTCATTCCTTTACACATAATATTCTGGATATTTTCTTTTAAACGCACCTTCTGTAACACCTAAATAACCACTAATGTACTTATTCATAAATGAAAATACATCTCCGCTAAACTTTGAGTTTTTGAAAATTCTTCCATCGAACCCATCCCCTCTAGTTCTAGTTATTAAAACTATTGTTACTTCGCCACCGTATTCTTCATAAGTCCAAACTTCTCCAATATTCATTATACAAAATACTCCGCATTCTCTATTTTAATTTTTTCAGCTAGTTTTTTATACTTAGCACATTTTTCTGTTATCTCTTTAGCTCTATTTCCGGTTGAAAATTTAATAGCGCCACCTTGGACTCTCATACCCACAATAAGCTCTTCGTGGATACACTCTTCATAATATTTGTGTTGCTTTACATAAACATTATAATCGTTTAATACATTCATATTGCATACTCTGGCAATTCTGTTAATAAATGTTCTAAACATCTAAACATACCTAAATGCTCAACTTTGGCTCGAGGCCCTAAACTTATGACTTCACCTATAAAAAATGATTTAACAGAATCTGTTTTTTGTTTAACATTACCATAAGGGCGACCAGCCTTTTCACCAGAAATTTTAACTATGACTTGACCCTCTTCAACATTTACATAATACCAATTATTTTTTAATATTTTCATTAGATAAAAACCTCCGGGAATTTTTTAGCTGCATTTTTAGGTAACATACTGGGATTGTACATAAACATAGACATAGACATACAGTTTGATTCTAATCTTTGAGCTTTTTCAAGTCTTTCTTTCATAGCTGGGTTATGAGGTCTATAATTATGACAAATTTTTAATAATTTAAATTCCATAAATCATTTTCTAACTTAATGATTATATAAGAGTTTCGGGGTTATATAACTCATTGTAATATTTCATATATATTTTTTGAATATCTTTTACACCATCTGGATCTACATAAAATGTTGTTTGAATAATATTTGTAATTTCTCCAACAAGCATATTGTGAGTACCCTTTTCCTGCATTTTTTTCATCCAAATTAATTGTTCGGTAGTAACATAAGTATCTTCAATTTCATTTAATCTTTTTACTAGATTTTGAGTTATCCCAAGCATATCAACTTTTTCTTCAATAATTTTTGGGTAATGTCCTGTTTCCATTTCATAAAGCATTTTAGCCTTTTTTAATGTTAGAAATCCTTTATAAGTTTTTTGTACTTCATTATATAATTCAAATTTTGTAACATATTTCATATCTTATCCTTTATATGCTATATTATAACATAAAATATATTAAGAACTCCTTAATTATAAAATTATATTAGATATTCTGAATAATATTGATTAATAAATGATTTAACAGAAGAGCTTTTTAATTAAATTTCAAGGCTCTTTGATTTTAGTACCTTTTAGTATATTTAATGTATTTAATGTATTTAATATATTTAATACTTATATATTATAAGCTAATAATCATAAACCTATATTAATCTTTTAATGTTCTTATAAATATTAAAAGGATAATTATGTATAAATCTAAACATTTCGCAATTGAAGAATTAGTTCCAGAACATATATTTAAAAAATATGGTCCTAGCAAATGCTGGGAGTTTATCGATCCCGAATTAATGAAAATGGCTGATATTATTAAAGAAAGATTTCCTGATGGCACAATGAGTATAAATACTTATAAATGGGGTGGAAATAGAAATTTTAGTGGATTAAGAACGAGTGATAGTAAATATTATTCTATAGGTTCAATGCACTCTTTTGGAAGGGCTATTGACTGTATATTTTCAAAATATACAGCAGATGAAGTTCGTGAAGATATAATAAATAACCCAGAGATATATTATGCCATCAAGGGCCTGGAAAAAAATATATCATGGGTGCATTTTGATACACGACCAAGAAACAATTTATTGGTTTTTACACCTTAAATATTTCTATTACATATAATCCTATTAAATAAGATTTATTATTATTAATTAACCTAGATATAGAATTATTATTAGAACCCAAATAGTGGTCTCGACTACTATTTACTAAAGAATAAGACATTTCCTTCAAATCAATATTTGCAATATTTTTATATATTAATGCTCCATTTATATGATATACATTAAAGAAACGACCTTTTTTACGTAAGGTATCTTTTGCTTTTAACGAAGCAATTTCTCTAATAGATAAATATTCTCCCGTATTTGTTAATACTTTTTCGGCCATTGTTTTAGCACTTATAATACTTCTCCTTTGACTTTTAGTCGTATCAATCCCATTATAATTTATAATTTCCTTTAGTGATTTAGATACTTTTGAGCCCATTTGTTTGTATGATGTTGTTAATTGACCATCATAATTTATATATTCCTTATTTCTTGTTTCTAACATTTTATTAGTTGAGCTTTCTAACTGAATCCTTCCTTTCATAGGCATCCCAAAAAATCCATTTTTAGAAGCATAAGACATATTAATATACTTATCATTTTTTACAACTTGATGTAATTTTTGAATTTTTAGTTCGTGTATTAAAGCTATTTTTCTTCTATAAAATCGTCTTAATACACGTGTTTTAAATAAGTGAGGGTTATTCTTTCTTTCTGAATTCCATATAGTCTTATATTTCTTAGATGAAACAGAGCCATTGTAGCCATTTTCTATTTTCTTAATTAATGTTGAGCCTATATACCATTCAGGCAATAAATCACCTATATAATGCGTTAAATAAGTACAGTATTGTTTATTTAATTGATTTTTAGACATTGAAGTCTCCTATAAGTTTAATTATAAGAGTGAATTTCCAGGTTCAGATTAAAAGTGCAGATAGAACCTGGAAGAGTATCTACACTTTTAATTTCTCTTATATAAATTATTTATAAATATTAAAAGGATTTATATGCCAATAGTATTAAATTTATTAAAAAGTAAAAGTGTTTGGATAGTTTTAGCTGTTTTAGCAGCTTTTTCTTATCATTACTTTACAGTTACAGGATTAGAAAAGAACATTCTTAAAAGAGATTTAGTAATTTCTAGATTAAGCTCAGATTTAGGTACAGCTGAAGGTAACACTAAAAAATGTACCACAACAAATAAAGATAATTTAGATTTATTAGAAAAATATCAATCTGATGTTGCAATTGTTGAAGGTCATTATGTTGGAGTAATTACAGGTAAAGATAAAATAATTTTAAGATTAAGAAATGACATTATAGAGTTATCAACACCTGTCGATTACCCTGAAGAAATAATTTACAAAGATTGTAAATTTAAATTTAAAACAGTAAAGGACATAAATGAAACAGATAAAAATTATAGCACTTTCAAGTCTCTTCTTAATATTGGTAACTAGTTTTACTGGTTGTCATATTGGGGATGGACCTAATTGTAAAGTTCCTGAAATACAAACACAATACAAGTATTTAAAGCAACCTATTCCTAAGTTACAGAAAAAACCTGAATTTATAGAATACAATATGATTATGGTGAGTTTTCGTGACCAAGATTTTTATGCTATTCCAAAGATAGACGGATATACATTAAAAACAAACTGGGAATTATACAGAATCTGGGCGGAAGATAATTATAAAATATTAGAAATTATACAAAATAACAATGAAAACAATGAAAACAATGAAAATAATATAACAATTTTGAAAGAAGATAAAGATGGAAACAAATAAAGATAATTTAGATAATTCAAACAATTCAAATAATTTAGATGATAATAAAATTTTAGATAAAGACCACGATGGGGTTGCTGATGACTGGATGGGAAGACATAATGTATTTACAAGATTAATTACATTAGTAGTTATTACTGTATTTGCTTGGGTATTTTATGTTCCATTACCTATTGGATATGCAGAAGTAATTTCTTATGTTATGGTGTTTGTATTACTTATTGTTACTTTTGGGTTAAACTCACTTAGAGTTTTAGGGTCACTAATTGAAAAATGGAAAAAATAAAGGATAAATATGAATGATAATATAAGAATAGTATGAAAGATCTCACGAGTTTTTTAGATGAAAATAAACGTTAAGATAAAACTATTTTTCCAACTTATCTAATTATCAGCCCGAAAATATTCCTAACGCTTCGCTATATCTATTTAGTAAATCTTCATCTAATTTTTCTAACATTTGTTCAGCTTCACTTTGCATCTTATCAAAATTAATTTCTGCTCCACCAACAAGACTTTGAGAATATTTACCTGTAACAGTACTCCATAATCTACGAGTTAATGCAATAGCGTGGTCTTTTACCCAAGGATGTGCATACACTTCATCATAATCTGGATTAGGTTGATATTCAACCGCTGCTTCAATTAAAAATGGTCCTGCAATTTTTTCAAATACTCTTAGAATTTTAGTATTACTATTATATTCAAAATTTACACCTAATCCAAACATTGCTTGTAATGTATCTCTTTGAGCTATATTAGCATAAGCGTTTGACATATTATCCATTGCTGTACCACTAGCAATACCACCAGCAACACCTGAAACTTGTGTAGAACAACTTCCACCTAACCCACCTTCTAATCCTGAAATTTCACCTTGCATAGTAATATGAGGAACATATCCTACACCTATTGTTCCCCAACCTGGTCCTAAATTAATGCTTCCACCATTTCCCCACTGTCCTGAACCTAAACTGTTACCAAATGAAACACTTAAAATTGCTTGGACTTTTGGGTCTAATCTATAGTCTTGGACATTTTCACTAGCTTCCATAACAAATGCTACTCTTTGTTCTCCACCATAAGCAAAATCACTAAATTTTCTTATAGTTTCATCTATGTTAAGTAAGATTTGATTATCTGATACATCTACCGTTATCATAGGTTCTCCTAACATAGTCCGAATATACTGAACTAACTTATCTTCACTATCTATTCTTCTAGACCGTTGCTTAGGATTAATATTCTCCGATTGATTTCTATCCGGCATTATATTCCTTTATTCTTTTTTAATTATAATATTTATATAAATAACTTAATTAGGAAAAGGATATAAATGACATTAAATGATATTACAGAGGCCTTGAAGAAGCCATTTACAAAGGGAAATCCCACATTAAAAATTAATGAGCCTTCCAATACAACTGATGATATGCATATTATTAAAACATTATCTGATAATGAATTTGAAACAAGTATGGTATTCAGTAATCTTGACAATTATGAATGGGAATATGGTGGATCAGAATCATCATTATTAAGATATCAAAGTAAAGTTATTGAAATGTATCGAAATTTAGTTAAAGATGCCGATGTAAATTATGCAGTTGATTTAATTATTAATGAGATGGCCTTTACAGTTGATAAAAAAGAGTTTAAGATTAATATTGAAGAAGAAAATAATCAAATTAAGGAAAAAATTGGTGAAGTTTTTGAAAAAATACTATCTTTATTAAATATGACTAAAAATATTCATCCTATATGTAGACAAATGTATGTTGATGGTCAACTTAATGTTGCTCTAACTTATGATGAAACTGATTTATCTGCTGGTATTAAAAAAGCAGTAATTTTAGAACCTTTTGGATTATATTTTGACGAGGATAATAAAGTTTGGAAATTTGCTCCAGATGAAAATAGAACAACTTCTTGCTTATATGAAAATGAACTTTATCTAGATGAACTTTATAATGAAGAATATTCTGTTGATGAATTAGTCCATATTGATTATAATTTATCTAACAAAATTTCTTTAGGTGAAGAAAATAAAGGAAGAATTAATCTAGGTTATCTAGAGAATGCTTTTAAAGCCTCAAATCAGCTTAATACATTAGAAAATATGTTAGTTCCAATGAGATATAGTCGTTCTGTTTCTCGTAGAATGTTTAATATTGATGTAGCTGATTTACCTCCAAAGAAAGCTAAAGAGCTTATGGATAAAATCCGTGCTGAATTTAAGTATAAGAAAACATATAACACAGAAGATGGTACTATTAAAAATATGAATGCGACTCAACCTCTAGTTGAAGATTATTGGATGTCAAATCGTTCAGGTTCTCGAGGAACAACTGTTGATACAATGGACGAGGCTGGTGGATTAATGGATTTAGATGATATTATTCATACTAGTAAAAAATTATTTACTTCAATGAAAATTCCAACTAATCGTAATCCTTATGCAGATCAAGACGGTGGAGATTTTTCTTATGAAACTGATAGTATTAGTAATGAAGATATGATGTTTTATTTACACGTAGACCGTTTAAGAATTCCAGTTGTTTCAATGATTAAAGAAATATTAAAAAAAGAGCTTATTATTACAGGTGTTATGTCTGAACAAGAATGGTACAAATATAAAGATAAAATAGATATTGAATTTCAATCTCGTTCTATATTTTTAGAAAATATGAAACACGATTTATTTCTTAAATCTGTTGGTAATTTTCAAGAAATTAAGGATGAAGTTGGTGTTATGGTGTCATTAGAAACTGCTGTTAATATGACTTTTGGTTGGACTAATGAACAACTTCAAGAAGAACTTGAAAAAATTAAAGGGGAACGTAATAATCCTTTATATTCTTCATTTTATGCAAATCAAGAAGATGGATTTTAATTAAAATATTAGAATTATAAATAAATTAATAAAATAAAAGGAATTAAAATGTCAAATACAATCGATTTAGTTAAAGCTGCTCAAGATCGTCAATACATAAACTTTGAGGATATGGCTTTAAAAATGTTAAAGTCAAAAGTTCAATCTAACCCTATAATGTTAAATAAACTTGAAAAATTAAATGTTGCTCAAGGAATTACAGAAGCTGAAGAATCAGATTATGATAAATTTTTTGATAAAAAACTTAAAAAGTTTAATGTAGACTCTCCATCAGATCTTTCAAAAGAGCAAAAGAAAAAATTCTTTGACGAAATCGAAAAAGAATGGGAGGGGGAAAATGAATAATTCATTTAAAAATTTATTTGAATCTGACTTAACTAACTTAACTGAAAAAGCTAAGTTTAGTAAAGCTGGAGGTGGATATGTAGAGAGTATACTTAATACAGACGGAGATAAGGTAGAGGCATTTATTAAAGCTGTCGACTATTTTATTGAGATATCTGAAGATTATGCTAAAGAAGAAGGTCTCTCTACTAAAGAACAGAAAGAGCAAATTATTGATGACGTAACATCTTATGTTTATAAGAAACTAGGAGGAAAATAATGGACTTTAAAAATTTATTTGAATCTGCTGTTGGTAAAGTAGGTAGAACATCTATGATAGATGCTGAAGCTTATGTTACTGATGAATTAAGAGTAGAATTCAAAAAAATTGTTAAAAAAATGGGTGGGAAAGCAGTTGCTACTCAACTATTAAAAACAATGAATTACTCTGGAACAGTTGTGGAAGCAAAGAAAGACGCAGATGATATAGAGTCTGATGTTGAGGAAGCAGGTGTTAGTGCTATTTCTAATGTTAAGAACGATTTTAACTTAGACAATAAAGAAGTGAAAAGTCTTCTAAAATATTTAACAAATTACTTCAAAAAGTAAAAGGTAAGCTATGAAATTAATGTTAGATGATAATTTTGAATTAGAAAATATTATTGAATTAAATGAGAGTACCAATGAAAAGGTATATGTTATTAAAGGAACTTTTAGTACCCCAGGTGTAAAGAATAGAAATGGCCGTATATATCCACTGTCTTTATGGGAAGATAATGTAGAGCAATATCAGTATGAATTAGTAAATAAAACAGTTAATACATTAATGGAAAAAGAGCATCCACCACGTACTAATGTTGACCCTTGGTCAGCTGTGGCCCAAATTAGATTATTAGAAATGAGGGATGGGCTCGTATATGGCGAAGCAGAATTGTTAAATATTCCAGAAACGTTAGTTATGCGTTCGTTAATCGATAAAGGTGTTAAAATTGGTGTTTCCACTAGAGGTGTAGGTAAGCTAGGAAAAGATAATTTAGTTGAAGAATATAAGCTGATAACTGTAGATATAGTTTCTACTCCATCTGATTATAATGCTAATCTTAAAGGCTTTAATGAGTCTATGTTACTTGAAAGTTTTAATTTTGAATCTGATAATAAAGGTGGTTGGATTTGTACTCCAGAAGGCTGTACATTATCTGAAGGTTCAGTTGCTGGCGATGTAGCTGTTGCAGTTGGTGGAAAAGATGAAAAGCATCCTGAAGGTTGTAAATGTGATGAATGTAAGAAAAAGCACGAAGATAAGCACGAAGAAAAATTAGATGAAGCTTTACTTGAAAATATGAAATGTTCTGAATGTAAAAAATCTGGAATGTCTTATGTAACTGAAAATGGAAATCTTAATGTTAAGTGTAAATCTTGTGGTTATTCAACAAGCATTAAGAATATTCAAAAAGGTTTAGCTGAAGCTGTAAGTGAAGATGTAAATGCTGAATTTTGGGAAGCATTTAATAAAGTTGAAGCACAATTAGGTAAAAAAGCTAAAAAACAATTCCAAAAATTAGGAAATGAGCTTAATCAAGTTATAGCTAGTGACTATGAGGGTGAATATAATGAATCAGAAAAATCTTGTGTTTGTAAAGCCAAAGAACTAACAGAACTATTTGATGCTCTTGCAAATAAAAAAGAGCTGGTTGCGAGACAAGAAAAACAAGTTAAATTAGAAGAAAGATTTAATGAACTTACAGGTTCATTTATCAATGAAAAGTCTATAGATAAAGAAGTTATTAAACGTCTTAAAAAAGGCTCAGTAATGATTATTACTCCTGATGATATTTTAGTTAGTGTAGATGATTATGATGATGGCTATTTTACTGGATTAGACCAATTTGATAATGACTTTGAAGATAATGATCTTAAAGGTTATAGATTAGATGAAGGTGAGGTTAAGTAATGTCACTATTCGGATTTGAAAAATCATTTATAGATGCGGTTAATGAAATTGAAGTCAAAGGGTTTAGAAAGCACTACGCTGATATATTCACTGAGACTGTAGAATGTATTATAGATGAAAGAAATGTTGTTTATGATACTAATGATAACATTATGGAAGACCAAAATAGATACCTATATATGGTTTCTTCAGGTGCTTTAGTAGAAGTGAAAAGTACTGCTATAAATGAAGGTGTTAAGTTAACTGATTTACAACGTGGTTCTTATTTACACGAAGAAAAAGCATATTATATGATAACTTTAGAGTCTTCTAAAGGTAAAGAAAATATATATGTAAGTAAACTTGGAGAGTTTTTATATGCTAATCCATCACAAAGTCCTAAAAATAGGATAGTAGTGGAAGCTATGAATTCTAGATATGGTTTTGGTGTTTTAGATTTTAGTGAAGTTACTTCTTTAACAGAAAGTAATTTATTAAATAGTATTGAAAAGAAAATAGGTTTATCTTGGACTGCTAAATCAGTAAAAAAGATATACTAAAATAACATTAAAATAACATTAAA